AGCTCATCTTTATATTTTTTTATTGACTGCTCTCCTCTAGCATAGAGTCGTAAGTTATGAAAGCTTCTTTGGTTTTGTAAATGCATGCTGTAGTTAGTACCATACATGCCTTGATTATCATAATACCACTCTTGCTCTATAGCTTGCGCTACTTTTAAGCCGTAGTCGTAACTAACTTTTTCTATATCACTAACAATTTGACTTGGAAAGTATTTGTTTGTAACTGTATTAGCCATACTATTGTTTAATTATTTTTGAAGCATATCCTTTATTATCATATTTAGATATGCTTATATTTAATTTTTGCTTAACTCTATCAGGCGTGGGTTTATATAAATGTCTATTGCAAGCCATTATTGCTAATCCACTACTTATAGAAGCATCATGCTTTGTTCTTTTGTTTATGTCAAACTTAGCCCAGTCATTTAAAGTTTCATTAAAGTACATTGTACCATGAGTATCATCTTTTAAACGACCGACGTGATCATTAATATACATTTCAATAGCAGCGGCGTGAGCTTGTTTTATATCTTCGCTTGAGTTTGGTATGCCACCTATTTCTTTTTCAGCAACAGACAACTTGTTCCAAACTTTATCTGGTCTATTCATACTAAATGCTCTATAACCTCTACGCTTAAAATAATACAAAAGCCTTGGTTTGTTATTCTCTGCAAGCAACGGCATGCCATAAAAAATACAAGCCATTAATACATCTTCAAAAAATATCTCTGCGGTTTGTGGTCTAGCAATATATTCCAAGAAAAAAGTGTTAGCTGGAGCTGACTCCATGCTAAACTTAGTTAATCCATGCAAAGAACCGTTAGATCCTCTACCGTCAACAGTCCCACTAATATCGTAACTATCACAGCCAAAAGCGCCTATGTGATCGTTTCCTGGATATTTCACTCCATTTTTAAGTATTACTCTATTTTGCAAATTTCTATCAGGCACCCAGCTAATCTTAAACCTACCGTTAGGATCTGGGCAGAATAATACTTGAGTATCTTTAACTCCATTAACCCATTGAAAACTACCAGTTGTAATAACGCCAGAGTTTCTATGGCCTTCGTTATAGTCTATTTGCTCGTATATTTTCACTAAGTTAAACAGACTATTTTTAGTTTCATCTCTAAACGCATGTTCTTCAGTTCTTGGAAACTGTCGGTAAAACTCGTTTAAAGCATCTTGATCGTCTTTTAATCCATCGGCTTCGTTTTCCCAGTGGTCAATAACACCTACATCTATTAGTTCACCGTGGGGTCCGTATACATCATTATCTGGGTTATTAAATACAGGTTGCCCGTATCTGTCAATAAATCCCTCATAGTTCCATTCCATTGGGATAAAAAGAGAATATAAACCAGACTTTGTTTGTCCATTGCGATTTCTTTTTGTAACGTCTGAATCACTGTACAGCTTTTTAAAATTATCACCACCTTTGTCTAAAGCGTTGCTAGTTGATCCCATCATACACTTACCTACTACTCTAGCCCCTAACCTTAAACAAGTTTTAGTTACTCGCCAGTTATTTAATATATTGTCAGGCCTTTCCCACTTACCACTTTCGTCGTGTACTAGTAAGTTGAGCTTTTCACCATCATAGCTGTTGTCGCCAGTATTTTTCCAATCAATAGTAGTGTCAAGTCCAACCAGCTCTTCCTCTTTTTCGTTTGCAGTAATTTTTCTACGCGTAAACTTACTAGCAGGAACGCGATAAGCAAGTTCACTTTTAGGTCGGTCCATACCATCTTGTATGGGTTTGAAGAAGAACGGATAGTTAATAGATATTGGTACAACTTTGTCGGTAAACATTTTTTTAGCATCTGCTCCTGATTTTGATAATATTCCATATCTAGCATCTGATGATATTGTAGCTAGATTTACTGTTTCTGCTGAAGACATAAATGAAAAACCACTACGCCTGTTTTTTAAATAACACATACCGTAGCATCTATCGTCTGCTTTGCAAGCTTCCCAAAATATAAAAAATAATCTGTTAGCTTCACGAAAGTCTGGAGCTCCTACATCTATCTTGCTCCATTGAAGATACATATAGTGACTACCAGTTATATAAGTAGACTTGCCATTGTTGTTAAACCAAAAGCCTTCTTCACGACGTTTAAACTCTGCGTCTATATAATCATACCACTGCTCCTTGCTTTCTTCAGGATATGCTCTCCAGTCAAATATGCTTTTTAACTTTCCTAATTCTTTAGGATAATCTATTCTTTGCCATTTGTTTTCTGGGAACACGTGCACTGATTTCGGTTCAGGCGGCAACCCAATTCGCAAATTTTGTATCTCCAGTATTTGTCCAATGCGTCCAGTTTTTGAGATAACGATAATATCATGTTCTTTATTATATCCATATTTCCACTTTTTAGATTTATTAAGTCTGTTTACAGTTATTCTTTTTATTGGCTCTACAACCTTATATAGCGTTTGCTTGTAACTCATTTCGATCTGCCTTCCGCGAAGCCTTTAAATACTCTTTCTTTTTTCTCTTCCGGTGTCTTTCCTTCCAAAATATTTTCTTCTTCTTGTATGCGGTTGAGTATTTCAAATGCATCAAATATAGCTAATTTTTTTGTAGCTGCAGCATTTTTAAGTCTATCTGCAGAAACATCATCATCTGTTTCTACTATAGGTTCTTTAGCTACTTTAATTAATTCTTCAACTGCTCTGTGCCCAGCTTGGATTATACTCTTCTTCGTTTCCTTGATATTCATATTTAATTGTAATAAATTTAGAATAAACTCTATATAATTTTTCATTGTCAATAACAAACTCGTATTCTGAGCCAGGGGTAAAACCTACTAAATCATTAACTTCTACAGAGCCATCACTATACTTAACTATACCAACAAGAGGTTTTTCTTTGTTAGGAAAAAGAACATTGTCATGTTTTATAGGTTTTATAAAGCAAAATCCTTTTAAAGCAAACCACTTACTATATTTAAACCTACTCCAATTAGCTATTTTCTTATAAGCATATATTTGATCTTCTGCAATAAAGTACATGTCTTCTTTGTAGTAAGATTTGCTATTTCTTTCCCTGCCTTTAACATCATGCCATCTTCTAAATACATTGTGGTGCACTATTACAGTATCACCTACTTGTATCTCAGAGTTGCTAGCTAAAGGTACAGAAATTACTTCTGCATGTCTGTTTACGTATTGATGATTAAATATTTCAGTGTTTAAAATAAGTTTCTTATCTCCAACATTAACAGAATTATTATATCTGTCACCTATAGGCTTTACAATATAATTATATAAGCTTTTCATTAATATTCAAGATTATACTCAACAGAAACAGCCATATTTTTATTAAAGTCTTTCCAAGGTATAACATTCATATCTTTTCTTATATAAATACTATACTTATCTTCTTCTTCAATTATATCGCATATTTTATGTCCTCCGTAAACTTCTTGACCTACAGAGTAATGCATAGCGTCTATTTTGTAATCTTTACCTATCGTTATCTTTCTTATTAGCTTTGTTGTGTTCATCTTCATTATATTTAATTGTACCGTCTGCCATACTAATGTTGTCAGTCCCGTATTTTTTATTAAAATTTTCTTTGTATTCGTGTAGTGTGCTTTGCAAGTTAGCTACCATGTGAAGCATTGAGTGCTTTTCTGTTTCAAGAGCTCCTAAATCAGCTTGCAATTTTCTAATATTAGTGCCAATAGTTTGTATTGCCTCTAATTCTTTTTGATCAATTTTTTCAGGTCGAAGGTTTTCCACCTTCGGAGTTTTTCTTTTCGCCATAATTTAATTTAATTTAAGTTAATAATTTAGCGTTGTAGTAAACGCTATAGTTCTATTAATTCTACTGTTAATTCATCTTCGCATTTAGCTTTTTGCGCATCTGATAAGTTATCATAATACTCGTCTGATATTACTAATAAATAATCACTAGAGTTTTCGATACCAAAAACGTCGCTATATGTAGTAGTTTTAGTATCAATAGAAGGATAACCTAAAAAAGAATCTTGTAATTTTTTAATATCTTCACAATCTTGTATAGTTGATATATAATATTTCATTACGATATGCTGTTTCTAGTTTTAATATCTTGTATAACTAAAGCCCTATCAGCGTCGCTAAGAACCGCATTAAACATAACCATTTCTGATAATTGACCAGCAAAACTATTACTAGACGCAAATTGAGCTCCAACTTGATCGATACCGAAGTTGTCAGTGCTCACGTCTGCATTAAAATTACCTGAGCCTTTATTAGTCTCATCCGCGTACATAGTAACAAGTCCATTACCATTGCCTCCGTCAGCATCTCTAGTTACAGTAAAAACATATTTAGTTGTAGTAGGGTAATCTGGATCAGTAACATCTGTGCTTATGTCGACTAAACCAGCTCCAACATCATCAACTTGTATTCTATTTCTTTGAAGCTGACCACCTCCAGCTGCAAATCTAAGCAAATCAGCATCACTTCCTACTGAGCTACCAAGTAAAGTTTCATTACTTGGAGAAGTGCCATTGAAGTTTACGACAACACAAATAGTTAAGTCTAAAAGATTTACTTTACTTGTAAATTCAAGCTTTTCGATAGTGCTGCCGTTGTTAAACTCTATATTACCAGAATTATACGTTGGTTGCTTAGACGCGGTTGATTGGGTTAAATGATTACTACCAATTTGATCATTCCACTGCGAAACGTTATCGCCGTTGAAACTTAAACCGTCGTCAAACTTATACCAATGAATAGCTGAAGATAAACTGTCTATAGTGAACTCGCTAGGAGCCCCAGATGTTATTATACTATTACCAAGTCCTAACATTACTCGCCTATGTAAGCTATGCACATGCCTGAAGTCAAATCTATTTCAGTATATCTACCGTAAATAGTAACTCCTTTCGGAAACGTATTGCCAGCGTCGATTTGCAAGCCGCCAGATCCTGATATAGCTGTTTCATTGCCGTCTGTTAAATTATGAGCAGCGGCTTCTGTACCTGCATATTCTAGACCTAAGCTAGCTGTGCTAGTAGTATCTGCAACTAATCCACCTGAAGCATCAAACACTGTATCTGCTAAAAATGTAATAGCTACAAAAACTTTACCTGTTGGAGGGCTTGCTGCTCCTGAAGCATCTAAAAATAAAGACCCTAGTTGTCCAAAGCCATAAGCTGTATCTTGTGTTATTGCCATTTTATTTTTCTTTTACTTGTTCGTTTTTCTTTGAACTTCCACCGAAGAAGAAGTCTATTATTGTATTTACTTTAGCGCTCATAGCACCAAATATT